CTGGAAAGACATATGCCTCATTGGCGGAGGTGATGTTGCGTGCTGTAAAGCAACCACCTTCGCCTGTGGACAATGTGAGATATACGCGTTTTGCCGTAATCAGAAACAGCTATCCAGAGTTGCGCACAACGACAATTAAGACGTGGCAGGAAATCTTCCCCGAAAACACTTGGGGGCAGATGCGTTGGTCGCCGCCGATTACGCACCACATCAAACTGCCGCCGCGTGGTGACACACCAGGCGTCGACTGCGAGGTCATATTCTTGGCGCTCGACCAACCCAAAGATGTGCGCAAGCTGTTGTCGCTAGAATTGACAGGCGGTTTTATCGACGAAGCGCGTGAATTGCCCAAGGCTGTGGTCGATGGTTTGACGTCGCGTGTCGGTCGTTACCCGACCAAGAAGCATGGCGGCTGTCCATGGCGTGGTGTGTGGATGTCTACCAACCCGATGGATAGTGACCACTGGTGGCCGAACCTTGCGGAGAAAAACCCGATACGCGGTAAGTTCCCATGGAAGTTCTACAAACAGCCAGGCGGCGTCATCGAAGGCACCAAAGAGCACGAAGATAATATCTTTGCCGCGAACAAGTATTGGATAAACAACCCGAAGGCTGAGAACACGAACAACCTGCCCCCAGGATATTACGAACAGCAGTTGGCGGGTAAGACGCTCGACTGGATACAGTGTTATGCAGGGGCGCAGTATGTCTATGTGCAAGACGGCAAAGCTGTGTGGCCTGAGTTTAGCGACAGCATGATGGCGGGTGACGTCGAGATTGAACCTGGATGGCCTGTGCACATCGGGCTCGACTTTGGTTTGACGCCCGCCGCTGTGTTTGGTCAGAAGATGGCGAACGGCAGATGGCACGTTGTGCATGAGGTTGTTGCTTTCGACATGGGCCTTGAGAGGTTCTGTCATCAGTTGATGTCTGAGATAAATACGCTATTCCCGAAATCTGAGATATTCATCTGGGGTGACCCCGCAGGTCAAAAGCGTGACGAGATATTCGAGGTTACAGCGTTTGAGCATATGCAGACACTTGGTCTTCGTGCACAGCCGACAGCGTCGAACGACTTTATGGTCAGACGTGAGGCAGGCGCCGCACCTATGAATAGGCTAATTGACGGCAAGCCAGGATTGATTGTTAGTAATGACTGCCATCGCACGCGTAAATCGCTTGCAGGCGGGTATCACTTCAAGCGTATTGCCATGGGCGCAGGCCAAGAACGGTTCAAAGATGCGCCTAACAAGAACGAACACTCACACGTTGGTGACGCGTATGGCTATCTGATGATGGGCAGCGAGCACCGCAGGATGACCCGCAACAGTCACGCGAGTAGGGGCAACACGCAGTCAACAGCATGGGTGGACTTCGATGTTTTCTAGTAACAAAGACGTTTCGTTCGTGCCGTTCCACTGGGCGCACCCCTACCACATGGACCTGAGAGAGTTTGACAGGGCGTATTTCGACAACCTGCCCGACTATCATGACAGGCTAAAGATGTTCGCCATGGGCAAGCACGCATACACCGCGATATGTGACGGCAAGATGGTCTGCTGTTTCGGCTTCACTGAGTTGTGGAAGGGGGTGGCCGAAGGTTGGTTGCTCACTGATTATCAGATTGAGCGTATGCCGATATCACTAACAAGGGGCGCCCTTCGTGCTTTTAATCACGTTGCTATCGACATGAAATTACACCGATTGCACTTGGTCGTAGATGCGCGAAATGACCTTGCCAACAGGTGGGCAATCGCGTTAAAATTCAACAGTGAAGGCCGTATGTATGGTTATGGCCCAGACAAGAGCGACCACATAATGTATGCAAGGAATTTTTAATGGGCTCATTATTCGGCGGCAGTCCACGGATGCCAAAACCAGACCCCGAAATCAAAGAAGCGCAGGACAGACAGGCTGCCCAACTTGAAGCAGACGAGCTAGCAAAGCGCAAAGCGCTTGCCGCACGTCAACGTGCATCAAGAAGAGGCGGGATGCGTATGTTGCTGAGCACTGAGCGTGAAGACGCGCAGACAGGCATTGACGGTCAAGAAACATTAGGAGCGTAAAATGGGCGGTATCGGTAAAGCATTAACAAAAGCAGTTGGCGGTGGGTCAAAGAAAGCCGCCGCACCAGTGGTCAAAGCGGCGCCTATCGCAGAAGTCGTCGCGCCTGTACAGGCAACACGCGCTGAAAAGTTAGCCGCATCTGCGGGTAGGGCGTCAGGCGGCAGAGGGCAACGCTCACTGCTTGGCTACAATCGTTTCACAGATGAACAAACAACATTGGGGTCTAACTAATGCCTAGCAAGAAAGTATGGGACAAGAAGCGCCCAAAAGGTTTGGGAAAGCCAAAGTCACTATCATCAAGCCAGAAGCGCACAGCAATGCGTGCGGCGAAAGCGGCGGGCAGACCTTACCCGAACCTAGTCGATAATATGCGAGCCGCTCGTGGCAAGGCTTAGAACGCCCGCATGGACGCGTAAAGAAGGCAAAAGCCCATCGGGCGGTCTCAATGCTAAAGGCCGCGCGTCTGCTCGCGCACAAGGCTCAAACCTAAAGGCGCCAGTCAGCAAGGGCACAAACCCACGCCGTGTTAGTTTCGCCGCTCGCTTTAGTGGCATTAGTGGGCCAGAAAAGAAGCCCGACGGCACGCCAACACGCCTTGGCTTAGCGCTCAAGAAGTGGGGCTTTAGCAGTAAAGAGAGCGCAAGAAATTTTGCAAAGAGGCATAAAAAGTCATGAAGACACCACAGGAAATCATCAAGCGCTTTGAGTTAGCGCAACGCCGCAAAGATAACTGGCGTGCTATTTACGAAGACTGCTATGAGTTCGCGTTACCACAGCGCAACCTATATGATGGTTTTTATGAAGGCGGCAACGCACCAGGTCAGAACAAAATGACCCGCGTGTTCGACAGTACAGCAATCAACTCGACACAGCGTTTTGCCAACAGAATTCAAAGCGGCCTATTCCCGCCGCAGGCACAGTGGTGCCGACTAGAGCCTGGTGCAGATATTCCTGCCGACCGTCACGTCGAAGCACAGGCCGCGTTGGATGTGTACGCAGAAAAGATGTTCGCATTGTTGCGTCAATCTAACTTCGACCTAGCGATGGGCGAGTTCTTGCTAGACCTAGCAGTTGGCACAGCCGTCATGCTTGTAGAGCGCGGCGATGATGAAACACCAATCAGGTTCACACCTGTGCCGCAGTATCTTGTTGCAATCGAAGAAGGCGCACACGGCAAGGTCGACAATGTGTACCGCCGCATGAGAGTGAAGGGCGAGGCACTGACACAGCAGTGGCCAGAAGCTGAGTTGTCCGAGCGCCTAGCAATGAAGATTGACCGCAACCCAACAGAAGAAATCGAGTTGATTGAGGCGACTTGCTTGGATGCGGAAACAGGCCAGTATTATTATTATTTGATTGAGCAGGCAGGCAAAGAGCAGATTGTGGCACGCACAATGAAGCGTAGCCCATGGATTGTTGCACGCTACATGAAAGTGGCGGGCGAGGTCTATGGCCGCGGCCCACTGGTCACAGCTATCCCTGACATCAAGACGTTGAACAAGACACTTGAGTTGCTATTGAAGAATGCGTCGCTATCTATCGCAGGCGTTTACACAGCCGCAGATGACGGTGTCTTGAACCCGCAAACAATCCGCATCGCGCCTGGCGCAATCATTCCTGTTGCCCGCAACGGCGGCCCGCAGGGTGAAAGCTTGCGTATGTTGCCACGTTCTGGCGACTTCAACGTCTCGCAGATTATCATCAATGACCTGCGCATGAACGTGAAGAAAATCATGCTTGACGACACATTGCCGCCAGACAACATGAGCGCACGTTCAGCCACAGAAATCGCAGAGCGCATGAAAGAGTTGGCGCAAAATTTGGGCTCTGCGTTTGGCCGCCTCATCAATGAAACCATGGTGCCGCTAGTTACTGCGGTTCTAGGTATCATGGATGAGGATGGCCGCATCGAGTTGCCGTTCCGCGTCAATGGTCTTGAAGTGAAGGTGACACCTGTGTCGCCTATCGCACAGGCACAGAACATGGGCGACATCGAGAAAATCGTGCAATGGGTTCAGTTGTCAGCCAGTCTTGGGCCAGAAGGTCAGATGGCTGTTAAGACGAGCTCGATATCAGACCATATTGCTGACAAGATGGGTATCCCTGCCGCATTGCGGACGACACCCCAAGAACGTGAGCAATTAATGCAACAAGCCATGCAGATGGCACAACAAGCGGCTGTAGAACAGCCAGAGGTGTAGAATGGTTGAAGAAGGTTGGGATAGCTTGCGAACAGTCGAGCCGCAGTTGCGTGCGACACAGCAAGACAACCAAGACGATATAGATAGATTATATCTGCGTGTTTTCGTCAGCGATGATGGGCAAGAGCTTCTTGCTCACCTTCGTTCGCTGACGATTGAACAGCCCACATGGTATCCAGGCGAAGATGCTTCGCATGGCTATGCCAGAGAGGGGCAAAACTCCCTAG